AATTTTTAAGGAAAACCATAATATCCTTTATAAATAAATTATAATATGAAACCGAAAGAAGCAATAAAGAAGTTTGTATCAGCAGTTATGGACAAAGAATATAAAAAGGCTGACCAATATTTAAATGCAGCGGTTAGCGAGAAAATAAAGCAAAAAAATTATAAATAATAATAACAACCTTTTCTAATATGAATGAAACACTTAAAGACTTATCAGAAGATTCTCTAACAGAGATTCAGCAAGCAATTGAAACAAAAGTTAAAGAAAAAGTAACTATCCACGTTGAGAAAGCTCTTAACGAGCAAGATGAATTATATAGTAAGAAGCTAAACCAGCTTTTACAAGCTATCGATACAGATCATTCAAGCAAGCTAGCCAAAGTTGTTGAAGCTGTAGATGCAGATAGATCAAATAAATTAAAACAGGTTATATCTAAATATGAGTCTGCTGTAAGCAATGATGCTACAGCATTTAAAACTAAGTTAGTTGAATCAATTAGCAACTATTTAGAAACATATTTAGAAGAGAAGGTTCCAGTAGCTGATATTAAAGAAGCTGTTCGTAATAAGAAAGCTATTACAGTATTGGAAAATCTCAGAAACCATTTAGCCGTTGATGCCGCTCTCCAAAAAGAGAGTATTAAAGAAGCAATCTTAGACGGTAAAACGCAAATTAGTGAAGCTTCTAGTAAGCTTGAGTCTGTCATTCAAGAGAATGCACAATTAAAATCCGATTTAGATGGCCTTCAAGCTAATCTTTTAATCGAACAAAAGAGTGTATCACTTGATGAACAACAAAAGAAGTACCTTAAGAAAGTTATGGCTGGTAAATCAGCTGCTTTCATTAACGAAAATTTTGACTACACAGTCAAGTTGTTCAATAAGAAATCGAATGATAGGCTTGATAGCTTAAAGGAAGAAGCTTTAAGTGAGAGTTCTAATGTAGATAGAGTTATTCTTGAACAACAAGAAGAGCCTATTACACCAGAATTTTCACCTTACTTGAAAGAATTAAGTAAGTATTAATAGCAACTTTTTGAAGGTTAATCCTGAGTTACCTAATTAGTCGCAAGATTAATTTTGGGATCGAATAGATTATAAAGGGAAAATTAACAATATGAAACAAGTAAGACCTACACAGGCTTATATCGACGAATCAAGAGCTACAGCTCTTTTAGAAAAATGGGCACCAGTGCTCAATTATACCTCTAAGAATGTAGCACCAATCGAAGATGATCATACTCGCTTGAATACAGCAATGCTTCTTGAAAATCAAGAACAGTGGTGCATTCGTGAAGCTGGTCCAAACTACAATCCTACTGGCATTAATACTGCTGGTAACGGTGGTGCGTTTGGTAACGCTTCTTCTATCGGCGCAGCAGGTTATGCATCTGGCACGCCAGGTACAGACACCTATGCAGCAGGCGATTATCGTCTTCCGAAGATCTTGATTCCGATGATCCGTCGTACATTCCCCGAGCTAATCACAAACGAGATCGTTGGTGTTCAACCAATGGCAGGTCCAGTCGGCCTTGCATTTGCTCTCCGTTATCGTTACACAGGCCAAACCCTGGGTACCAATGACGGTGCTGGTTCTGGTTCAGTTGCTCCTTTCGGTGCAGCTCAATTAGCAGCAGCAGCAGGTCAAGAAGCAGGCTACCAGTACCTCAATACAGCCTATACAGGCACATCGTCTTCGAGTCTTTCCGGCGCAATCGGAAATGCTAACAGCAACTTAACTTCATGGTTAACTGCTGGTACCGATAATGGTGTTGCTGCTCTCTTACAAAACTTCGAATTAACGAACGCAATTCCTACATTTGAAGTCTCATTCGAGAAGACAGCTGTTGAAGCAGGCACGCGTCGTTTAGGCGCCCGTTGGTCAGTTGAACTAGAACAAGACTTAAAGAACATGAATGGTATCGATATCGATACTGAATTAACAAATGCTATGTCATATGAAATTCAGGCCGAAATCGACCGTGAAATGTTAGTCAGAATGATTCAAGTTGCTCTTAACGCAGGTTTTGGCAATGGTTATTCTGTTTGGTCCCCAGCTTCCGCAGACGGTCGCTGGTTAGTAGAACGTAATCGTGACTTCTATCAAAGATTAATTATCGAAGCAAACCGCATTGCAGTACGCAATCGCCGTGGCGCCGCAAACTTTATTGTTTGTACCCCACGCGTTGCCGCTATCCTCGAAATGTTACCCGAATTCCAATGGGTACCAGTTCAGGGTAATGTCAATACTCAACCTGTCGGCGTTGCTAAGGTAGGTAATTTAGGTGGACGTTTCAACGTTTATCGTGATACACGTACAGAAGGCAATTTTATTGCTGGAGCGTACGGTGCATTACCACGTCCTGAATACGCCTTATTAGGCTATAAAGGACCTGAGTTTTATGACACAGGTATCATCTACTGCCCTTACATTCCTGTAATGGTTCAGCGCACAATTGGTCAGAACGATTTTGCCCCGAGAGTTGGTTTATTAACACGTTATGGTGTTGTAGACAATATTTTCGGTGCTAATCTGTACTACCATGTCATTCTCGTTAGTGGCCTCGGACAAGCATTTGTACCCGCGACACAATCAGTATACTTCTAATCCAACTAAAAATAGTTTTAGAATTTACAGATTCAAGAATGTCAAC